TAGCAAAAACTAAATTACCAGCACCAACCACATTTAGTTTACCAGAAGCTGAAGTTGCGGTTGCGTGACCTATTGTAAAAGTTTCACCGCCAGAAGCAGCATTTCTAAATTCTACACCGCCAATAATACTTGAACCATCGCCATTAATGCTTGCTCTAAATCCAGCGGTAGGCGAGGCACTACCAATGCCCATGTTGCCATTACAATTGATAACTACCTTGTCTTGCTGAGTTCCACCTACGTTTGATTGGAATTTAGCAATTGTTCTAGATGATGTGCTGGTTGGGTGATATGCTAATAATGCTTGATTTGCATCGCCAGCCGCACATTTTGCGGTTACGTTGCTGCCTGCATCTAAAAGGATATCAAAGCTAGTATCAATCGTTACATCAGTGCTTGAAGATGCATTTGTTATTGTATCAACCGCTAAACTGCCTGTTACTTGTGCGCCAAAAGAGGCGGTGGCGAGTTTGGCTGCGTTGTCGTGGTAAAGCGTGACTGCACCATCATCAACGAATGTTGCGTGGGTTTCGCCAGAGCCTTCAATAGAAATATCAGAGCCAATTATCTTTAAATTGCCTGTACCTTGTTCGTTGATATAGCTATGTAAACCATCGTGATAAATCTGCAAGTCCGACCCAGCACCGAAGATAGCCTTGTTACTATCGCCAAATGACACATCACCAGTGACCGAACCGCCAGTAGTCATAAGCGCACCAGCAGCGGTAACATTAGCTGCGTCTGTTACGTCTGCAGCAGCCTCAATAGCGTTAAGTTTACTGTGATCAGCATCTGTAAATACATTACTATCAGTTGCACTTTCAACTAAAGCACGAATTTCAGCTGCTGTCTGATCTGCTGTAGCATTAGTTTCTACAGTGTCTAATTTTGTACCATCTGCTGCTACATCTCTTCCATCTACAGTGCCTGATACAGTTATATTTCCTGTAACCGTAAGATCATCTGCGGCTACAAAAAAAGTATTATCAACACTTTTTCCAATATAGGGCATTAAAATCTCCTATGTGATTTCTAGAATTGATGCAATTACATCTGCGGATGCAGCAGTGTCACTCGTAATTTCTAAACCATCTCCAGGTTCCATTACTACTTTTTGTTCACCGCCTACTACTATTAAGCTAGAGCCTACTGGAATAGGTGCATCTTTAATAATAAACACTTTGTCTTCTGCTCCAGCTGTTCTGCTAGAAGCATCTAATTCTACATCTATTACTATTTGTGCTGTGTGTCTATTTGCAACAGTAAGTCCGATAATTGTTGTTTGTGTACTGCTAGGACAAGTGTATACTGTCGCTGTACTTGTGCCGATCTGTTTATCGGTTTTGCTTTTAAAAGCATTAGCCATAGTTATCTCCCGTTATCCTAGCGCAATAGCCATAGCTACCGCTGCATTATTTGCTTCTGTTACTGCAAAGGCTGTTGTTGCAAGTGTTGTGTTATTAGTTCCTGCTGTTTGTGTGTTTGCAGTTACGCTATTTAAAGCACCGCCATTAATAGTAGGGCTTGTTAAAGTTTTATTAGTAAATGTTTGTGTACCTGTAAGTGTAGCTACAGTGCTATCAATATCTAAAGTAGCTGAACCTGAAGTTGCGCCACCTAAAAGACCAGTGCCAGCTATTACAGCTGTGATATCTCCTGTTGGAACTGCGGCAACTTCGGCATCTACATAAGCTTTAATAGATTGTTGTGTAGCTAATTGAGTATTACTATTAGAAGCCATATCATCTTCATCAAGAACTGCACTGCCGCTTACACTTGTGTTTAACACAGGACTAGTTAAGGTTTTATTTGTAAGAGTATCGGTAGACACTAAACTTACTAATGTGGAATTTGCACCCTGTGGTAACAACATTGTGTTTGTTGTAGTTGTGTTATGCGGTTGTGCTTTAATTATTTGTCCATGTGAATTAGCATGACAATTAAGCTGTATTTGGCCTTCAATAGAAGACCCATCGCCTTTTACTTCAAGTATTTGAGTAGCTGGATCTAATATAAGGTTTCCACTAGCTGTAGTAGAAACGCCTCCAATAACAGGACTCGTTAAGGTTTTATTTGTTAAGGTTTGAGTATCCGTTAGTGTAACAAAATTGGCTCCACTAATATATGCAGTTATCCAAGCCGAGCCTGAGTATACTTTCATATCATTAGTTGTTGTATTAAAATATAAAGCGCCTGTAAGGAGAGCATTACCATCATTATCTACTGATGGATCACTAGATTTTGCTCCTAAATATCTATCGTCAAAATTATCATACACTGTTTCTGCTGCTACTTGTGCTGCTTGCGCTGCAGTTCTTGCAGTCACAGAATCATTTTTAGCATCAACAGCATCATCTTTAGCAGATACTGCATCTGTTTTAGCCGTAACAGCTGTGCTTGCGCTGGCTGCTGCTTTAGTTGCCCAATGTAAAGACGAATAACCAGCACCATCTACTGTACTATCTTCTGCATTAATAGCCCATTCTTTTGAAGCTCCACGACTAGAAGTATTAGTTACGCCTGTTCCTCCAACTGCCCATGCTTTTGAGGCGTAATCAATGCTGTCTACAATACCGTCTGTTTTTATTGCCCAATCTTGAGCATTAGTAGCTGATCCGGCAGCTGCATTTTTACTTACTAAAGCTTCAGCAGCAGAAGTTTGAGATTGTTGTTTTGCGCTTAAAGATGTAAGCGCAGAACTTGCGCTATTATTTTCGCTAGTTAATGCGTCAGCTGCAGCAGTTTGTGCTAGACCAACATTAGCTGCTATAGATGCATCAAGAGTAGTTAATACCGTATTACTTCCTGAATTAAATAATCCACCTTTAGAAGCATCGTCAGTTGCTCCTACTAAATCAAGGGTATCTGGATTTGCTGGAGTTGCCATTAGATTAACCCTCCTGCACTATAGCTCATTTGTAAGTTACCGCCAGAAGCGTTACGTTTATTATCTTCATCGTTAAGCTCATCTATTTCAGATATAAACATAGCTAAATATTTTTGTGCTTGATCATCATCTTGAAGATAAGCAAAAGCTTCTGCTAATGCACCCATTAAAATAATACGTTCATTGTCGTCTCTTAGCCAGTTATATACTAATGTACCAATATACTTTATTGAAGTTGTATTTGAAAATGTAATATTTGTATCATCTGCTAGTGTTTGTGCAGTATCTACTGTTATACTATTTTGATTACTCACATTAGTTACTTTTGGAGGCGCACCAGTTGATGGATTAGCAATAACGCCTACCCCTGAAAGTTCTTGACCAACAACGACTGTTCCTGATCTAGTATCATTTGTTATATTCACACTATTAGAAACACTAACATTAACTTTAGCTGTTATATTACCTGTGGCTGCTGCGATAGCCGATGCTTGATTTGCATAAGCTGTAACAATATTTGTTGCACCGCCTGTTGTAGTAAAATAAAGATAATTAGTGCCGCCTGTTGTAGTTAAAAACCCAGCTGAGTAATTAGAAGGAGTTACATTGTATAACGCATCTAATGCAGGCAATCGTCTATAATAATGTAATTCAACTTTATTAGGCACTGATTGAGAAGCACCATCATTAAATCCTGGAGATAAAATAACTTTAGTTCCTTGTCTTGCCCAATAAGCGCTGTAATTATATTTATTTGCTGTCCAATCGTTAAAAGTTCTTAAATCTGTTTTTTCATTAAAAACTCTAGTAGTTTGTAAATTAGCGTCTACTTCTCTTAATTCTATAAATTCAATAAGATCTGAAGGTAATGTAATTTCTGTTTTACTAGGAACTAAATTATTGCCTGCAGTAGTAGCCGCTATTAAAGAAGCTGAGTTATAAGTTATTGTATTTTCAAGTGCGCTTACTCTTAGCTTTCGATAAGATTTATCAGCTGCGTAGCGTAAACAATCTTGTATTCTTGCATCTGAAAGAACTGCAACATCTTTGTTAGACCAATCTCGCACTAATGCAACAAGTTCTGTGTATGTTAATGCCATACTAGGCCTCCTAATTAAGTATTGACTACCAAATCAGAATATTCAGACATCAATATAGTTTTTAATTTTTTAAGATTATTTGAATCTTGCATAAAGTTAGGATCATGTAAATCAAGATGATGGTCTTGCAATATTTTAATTGCTACAATATCAGGTATTGTTGCCATTTTTCTATAATTACCTTTTGAACGTCCGTAATACGCTTCTTTTTCCCTCTGTAACTTTGCTGCTTCTTTATATTGTGTAATGTCTTGCTTAGCTTCCCAATCTCCTGATTGAAGATCAAAGCCAGCCTGAATATCTTTTGTGGCTTCCACAGTGCTACTACGGAATTTAAATTCGTTTTCTTTTGCCATGATGTCCTCTTACTTAATTATGGTGTTTGCGTATACGGAGCAAAACGTCCAGCCTTAATATAACCTAATCGTGCGCCTGTAGAACCTACCGCTGTAGGCGCACTTCCTACTGCTACTGTTACAGCATTAGGATCAAAATGTGTAATTTTATTTGTCGCCTCATCAACACGGTATGTGCATCTGTCTGCTGGGTAAGTATTCCCATTAGCAAGTTGAATAACTAGCATTTACTTATCTCCTATTTATTTTGTTAACGGCCTTTATAAACCATGCCACCAATACTTTTATACTCAACATCTTCTTTAAGTCCAGTAGTTTTTTCAGTATTCATTGGATGATTAGGTCTAGCATGTTTAGGTGGTTTAGGTTTAGGTAGTGGACCTTTGTATTTTTTCTTTTGATCAAGCATTTTAATTACAGTAGGCATTAGTCTCTCCCAGTAATTACAGTACCACCAGCGGAATAATATTTTGAAATTTTACCACCGCCAGCTTTATAATTATTTCCACCGCCAGAGCCTGTTGGTGCGTAAGGTGTTCGATTAAAACTATGACTAAATCTACCGCCTCGATTAGCTCCTGCTTTTTGGCCTACACTAACTCCCCCATCATACGAAAGTGCTTTATTTCGTGGTCCCTCTGGTATTTTAATAATTTTAGGATTTGTCATTACTATCTCCTATAATAAAAAAGGGGAAGCCTGTTAAGACTCCCCCTAAGTTAACCTAGCTTAAGCCGTAGATAGCACCACAACCGAGAGGATTACGTACTTCAAGAGTACACTCTTCAACCATCATTCCTTTGGTTGAATCACCTTGCTGGCCTACGTCTACTTCTTGCAAAGGACGTAAGTAAGCAGTTGCGAACCACATTGGATCGTAAATAAGAGCAGCAAAGTCTGCTACGTCTACTTTACCTGCACCTGAGAATGCAGCTCCGTCATCTCCTTTAAAGAAATGCTCGTTAGATAGACCCATAATATAGTTTGGAACTACCATTACATCGCCAAAGTCTGACATGTATACGTCTACTGACTGACGAAGTTTACCTTTTTCATCAATGTTACGTACAACACCAGTATCTGAGACCATTAGGTCTGAAAAATCACGGCGAAGTTTTGGTGACAACATAACTTTAGTTGCCTTACCGCCTTGCTCATAGATCTTTTGCATAACAGCGTCAATGTCTGTTAGCGCAAGAGTTCCACGAGTAGGAGCAGTTGTACCACCGTTAATTGAACCACGTACAGTAGCAGTACCGTCTGCATCTGTACCAGCATTAGAAGCTGAAGCTGAAGGAGCTTCGAACTGACCTACATAGTTACAAGTAGTTGCTGAGTTAATAAAAGCTTGATATCCACCAGCTGAACGTGCGTTAGCATTTTGTGCGCCAACAGCGTTAGAAACGTTATATGAATGAATCATATCAAATTCTACGTCACGGCGTAGTTCTGTACCACGCTTTTTCAACTGATAAGCATATTCGTCTGCTACACCAGCTTGATCTACTGCACGGCGTGTGCCTGATACAGCGATTGTCTTACCGTTAATTTGAGTATAGTTACCCAAGCGTGTACGGTTAGGACCAGATACAGCAAACTTAGCACCTGTTGCAGGTGTTGCACCTGTACCACCAGAACCATCAGCAGTTGGAGCAATAAAGTCAGTACCTTCGCCAATGCGAGAGTTACCCGGAGCTTCTAGTACATCTGTCTGCCACTCATGGTAGATAGCTGTAGCTTTTGATTTTCCGATAGAAGAAGTAAAAGGGGTTTCGTCACGAGTAATCATCGTGATAAAGTTTGCAAGATCCTCACGTTGTGAGACATCTTTGCCAGTGCCGCGAGCTGGTCCAGCAGGACCGCCTGTTCCGCGTACGCCAAGATTATTAGCCATTTTGTATTACCTCCAAGGTATTTACATATTTAAAGAGCGTTCTGCAAGACCTCTAAGAAATGCCATTTGATCTTCTTGCGTTGAATCTTCACTAAGCGCTCGCTCTCTTATTTTAGTATTTGCATCAACTTCTTTTTGTTTAGTAGTTTTTGCTTTACGAATAGGAGCTTTCTTTACTGTTGTATTTTTACGCTTAGCTGCGCCTTTAGATACACCTTGTTTTAAGCGTCTATAATCGTCAACAAACTTAACTATTACAGGATCTGCAATAGTGTCAAGTACTTCAGCCGCAATTCCTTCGCTTATTGCAAATTCTCTAATTGCCATTGCTGTGTCTTGATCAAAGTCAGGAATCATACTAGGAATAGTTTCATTAAAATATTCTAGTTGTTGTTGCCATTCTTTTGTTTGTTTTTCTTCCGCTTGTTTTTGAACTCCTTCAACTAGAGCTTCACGTTTATTACGTGCTGTCCAATAATTTTTTTGGGCTTGCTCTCGTTTATCTTTGAGTTCATTTACTTCATAGGTGTCACCTTCATCGCGAGCTTTTTCAATAGCTGTTTCGATATCATGGTATTCTTTGGAATACTGTTGTTCTGCATTATACAGTACTTCAGCTGAAGCTTGAGCCATGCCGTTTATTTCGCCGACTTTGTTCTCATATTCTTCTTCCATTTGTTTTCTTGCATCACCAAGTTCACGACCCTTGTTAGAAAGATGTTGTTCAGTAGAGTAACCTTTTATAAGGTCACTAAAGGAAACTGCAACTTCTTCGCCATCAATTTTAACGAGTACTTGTGCATCCAAATCGAGATCATCAGGAGCGTATACATCAGCTTCTTGGGTAGACTCATCATCCGCATCTGTTGTTTCTTCTTCTTCTGTTTCGACTTCATCATCATCATCCGGGTTATCGGCTTCCTCTGATGTATCTGGGTCTTCTTCATCAGAGTCTTCCGCGTCTAACTGTGGTACTTGCTCATCGGGTAGAGTATCAACGAAATCAGAATTTCGTATAATGTCAGCCAGCAAAGCCTCTTCAGTTTGACTATTGTCCGTTGGCGCAGAATCATCCAATTGGGTAGAGTCTGTTTGTGCTTCTGGGTTATTCATTTATTTCGCCTCCTTCTTGTTAGGAGTTGGCGCAACTAATTTAAGATACTTTTCTTTTAAATTGTGTAAATTAATAAGAGTATCAGCATTAAGTTTACATTTACCTGCACTTCGCATTGAGTCATACTCAAGCGTGTTAATCATTATATCACAATTATTTATCAGTGCATTATAATCAATTTCCTTCATTATTGTCCTCCATAAGGTGTGGTACGTTCTTACCGTACATCTCAAAGTTTGTCATTTTCTGTTTAACACTTCCTAATGCCATTGCAGAAGAGTAGAGAAACTCTCGAGTTTTAGTTTCGTGTGGATCTGTTTTAAGCCACTCAACAAAGAAATCTACTAAGACTTCACCATATACTTCGTCAAAAAATTCATCCCGTTCTTTGGCTGCAAAGTGGCCTTTAACGTGCGCTCTTCGCGCTAATTCTTCGGGATGAATTTTATGATTTCCATATGACTTGTCATTACTCAGCCTCTTCTCGGCTGTCTGTCGATACTTGTCCATTGTATTATGTTACTAATGTATTATAAATAACTTCAGCATTTTGCGCAGCAGTACCATGAGAGGTACTTACGTTAACAAGTGTTTGAGCGCCATTATTAAGCCCTGATACAATTTTGTAATCTTTAGCTGCAACTACTTGATTCGATAATACTGTTGAACCTGCTGTTGCTACATCAAATGTTACGGTTGCATCACTATCATTTGTTACCATAATAATACCGCCGCCTGAACCACCAGCTGTAGTTACTGTACCTGATTGAGTACCGCCTACGCCAGCAGCAGTTAGTGTTACTGTTGCCATTTTAATTTATCTCCTGTTGTGGCTGCTGTTGAGCCATCTCTTGTTGTGGCTGGATTATTTGACGAGCCATCATAAGCACTTGGTCAAATCCTGGATGCTCTGGTAATTCAGCACCTTCTTTAACAGCCTTAATAGTGAGGTCAGCCCATTCTTGAAAGTGTTTATCAATAGACACTGCTAACTGTTTAGAGTTATCATCCATTGTATTTTTACTTTGGGCATTAGTATACGATACATTTGCTTCTGCTAATGCAGCATCTGCTTCTTGTTTTCGTTGTTCAACTTGTTGTTTAGCTTGAGCAGCTTTAGACTGCTCTTCAATAGCTTGAGCTGCTTTTTGTTTAAACTCTTCTGTAGTATAATCCTCAAGAAAATCATTACTATCAATATTCATAGCCTCTATTAACTTTGTAGCTAATACTGCAGGTGCTTCAGGTTTAATAATCATACCAGCGCCTTGTTGATTAAGGCTTGGTAATATTTCAGCACCAACTTTAGAAAGCTTATTAATTAAAGTTGCATTTGAATTTTCACCTATATCTAAGAAAATTTCTACATCCATAGCACTAGGTAATTCTGACATATTAATTGAACCGTATACACCATCTAATGCAAAAGTTTGTTTACCTTTCATATTAACGTACATAGTTCTATAAATGCCTTCAATTAACCGCTTAAATCCAGTTTCCGCAAATCTACGCGCGATATGCTGGATTCGTTTTTGTGCTGCTGATTGTACAGCGCTAAGCTTTTGCTCAGAGTTACCTGATACATATAGGGTATCATTAAGTCCTTGCGCGGCCTTAGACATTCCTGTTGCTTGCTCTTTAATCGTTTGTAGATGTTCGAGAAGCGGAACTGTGCCTGTTGAAATTGTTTCGGGTGTTAATGCTGCTACTGCACCTTGCGGATTACCGTTAGTAGGGATAATCTGTTTTGGCTTCATGTTTTGTAACGCACTAAAGTCTACTACATTTGGATCAGCTAGCTTTGGGCTATAGTTAGTAAGATAAGTATTTTCTACAAATCCACGAAGAATAGCAGTACTTGCTAAAGTAGAACTACGAGTAAAGTCTGCCATAGACAAACCAAAGAATTCATGTGGAATATCAATTGGTACAATAGACGCAAGTGGTACAAATTCTGCATCTTCTTCATAAAGAATGTGACGATCTACTGTAATTAAATGTTTTAATTCTGCAATGCCATCGCCATCTCTATCTACTCGAATCCAAGATTCTGTTAGTGTTACTTCTTGATTAGCTTCAGCATAGCTAGAACCTTTACCTTCATAGCCTTGCCAATAGCTTTGGCCTGTAACATCTTTTCTAGCAGCCACATCTTGACTGTATTTACCACTGCCAAGCCATTCTTCTTTACTGTTAAGACGATTCCATTCATCTTCTGTAATACTTTCGCCCCACTCTGGGTAATATTTTCTAATATCAGAGCGAGACATTTCTGACTGTATTCCAACGAATACAGCATCTTCAATATCTTTTGCTTCATTTGAAATCCTGAATGATTCTGGTGGAATTACTTCTAGTTTAATTCTGCTTTTGTCAATACGCTTTCGAAGTCTTACATCTATATATGAAATTGTTTCTGACATTGGATTGAGCGTAAGCTCGCCGACGATTTCTAAATTTTCATCTGCAAGTATTTCGTCAAGCTTAGCTTCATCAATTTGTTCATACTCTTCCATTACATAGTCAAAGTCTTCAATATAATCCCAACGGATTACTGCATTCTTCCAAAGTAAAGAAGACTTCATCCAAGTTTGTAGTATTTCCCAACCTTTATTCTTTTTAAATACACAGTAATTAACTAGGTTACTAGCATCTTTAGCGGCTTTAAATGCGCCGGGGCTGTCATCATAAGGTAGAAAACGTGCGATTTTATTATTACTAAGAAACAAGTCTGATAGTACTGCTGTATAAGCTTCAACTACTTCTGTTGTAGAAGTATCGACAATGCTAGATACGCCTTGTGGTGTTAAGTGTTCTTGTGCTACACCTGCGTATTCGTAAGTTGCTTTAAGCCTTTCTCTAGTAAGGTCACTACTGTTTAGCCAATCACCTGTAGCATTACTAATTCCTGTTTCAATAATATTAATTAACTGTTCATCGCTAACAGCTTCTTTATATCCGTTAGCCATTATAATTTACCACCCGTTCCGCTATAGAAAGCTTTACTATTTTCCATAACTTTTTGATCGTATCCTTTAGATCCCGGTTGTGACAGAGGTGTTTTACGCTCTGTTGTTTTTTTAACTGGGATTACAGGTTTTACCTGTTGATATCTTCCTACCTTGGTCATTGACTGCTCCTGAGTTTTACCATTTTACTTTATTAGCCCAATAAGCTGCACTCATTGGACCTCTATCAATATTTTTTTTATGCCTAGCTTTCCATGCTTTATTTCTTGCGCTACCATCAGGACTGCCACTTACGCCTTGACTACCAAACCTAATTATTTTAGGTTTACCATTAGGACCATTAACAGCTACAGCATGTGATTTTGTTTTGTGATTAGGTGTACGTTTAGGTTTATTTAAACCGCTAAAAGTTTCACCTGCAATTTCTATAGTCATGCTGCTTCTCCTGTCATAGCATTGACACCCATCCACTTAGACCATTCAGCATAATAATGTCGCATGCCTACTTCATCATGTATAGTTTGATTTTCGTGTCGCCCATGTAATATGTTTCTGTTTTCAGTTCCCTGACGCATAGTTGTACCTTGACCGGATACACCAATAAGGTCTTCGTGTAGATTTCTACCGAATGGACCCCATATACTGTTATGGTGTTTAATTCTTGTTTGCCTATCTTCAGCAGAATCTGACTTAAGACCATAGCCTCTAAACTCAATGAGTACTCTATTAGGTCCAAGCGGTGTTACTGTGTCTGAACGGTATGCGCTTCCACGCAAGTTAAAGTTATAGCCCGGAAACAGATCAACCATATACCATTGATTTGGCGGTAGGTTGGGAAACGATAGTTCACCTCGGTCTTCAAAGCCATCATACTCTTCATAGTTTACTGTAAAGCTACTAACGTTAACATGTCCGTTATCAAACGGTATGTTCTTACGAGCAAAGTATTCATCGTTAAACCCTGATACTCTATTAAAGTAATGCATAAAGTCGTGATAGAACTCTGAGTTAGTATCATGCCATAGCTTATAGTTTGTGTCTATTACTGCTTTGTGATAATGAAATACTTCGAGGGGTTCGGTATTAATTGCATCATCAATACAATCAAACGCGCCATTTAACCACTCCTTTAAACTCTGATCCGGGTTATGATTAAGCGTAGTCCATACCATGCCACCATAGCCTACTTTACTGTGTAGCTTATCGCCAATAACTTCTGTTACTGGTCCTGATACACCTTGTAGTCCAGTGTTTTTATATACACTTATAGTGTCTTTTATTTTTATAACAGCAATAGGAGTATGAGCAATAGTAGAAGTCCTATACCAATTTTCGTTTATAAGCTCACTTTCATGGCATACAGGAACCCATACTTTAGAAAAAATATTATCTAGTTCTTGGCTGTATAAGTCCCAATCTGAGTATATTTTAGAACTAATGTATTCAATGTTAGGTTCTTTTACCCAGTTTTTATGATTCCTTGGCGGCATTTATTCCTCCACAAAGCTTATAATGATATACTTACCGCCTTCTTGTTTTAAAGCTACTTTCTTTTTTTTACAGCTATAGAGATGTCCTGTTCCTACGTTTCTATCAATCTTACGTTTTACAGAAAGACATTCTGTTAGTTTAAAATGTGGTGTCCACTCTTTAGCTTCACCACCAAAAGTTAAAAATAAAACAAAAAGGGTCTCTACCATTAGTGATCTCCGTTACGCAATTTTTCTATATGTGCTTCTACCGTAGAAATTCTTTTTTCATAAAACTCTAATGTAAGCTTTTGTTGTTGATCGTATGGCGCTCTACCTTCTTCTATTTCATTTGCTAAAGCTTCTAGCTCACCTGCAATATGCTCTATTAGCATAAACTGTTCACTGTCTGCAGGAAGCGAACCCATCTCGCCTCTAGGCCATTTAATTCTAAACTCTGTGTTTTGGCTTAGATCAGCCTTCATCATAGTTATACTTGTTTCTATTTTATTCAGTCTTTCTATAATACCGAAGTAAGCCCAAGTTGCTACGCTCGCTGCTGCAACCATACTTATAATATTTCTTAAGGGTAAAGCAACTTCAGTATTGTCACTTATCTTTGGCATCCTTCTTTCCTCGATTGATTATTTGTTCGATTGTTCTTTTACAACCGATACAAAACTGTCTTGTAGTGTCTAAAACACATATCCCTACACAGGGGCTACTTGTGTTCATGACCCATCCAGATCCCAAATACGCCTGTCATAACACCCATAACTACCGATACGAAAGCTGATTGTGCGCCGGAAGGATCCGGGATTTCCATAAACCATTCAGCGCAGCGCCAACTCATAACTGTACTAGCGAGCATCATAAACCTAGGAAGTATTTTCCATTTAAGAAATTGTTCTACTGTTAATGGCATCTGCTTCTCCTTTATGCGACTTCTTTTTCTAGCAGCTCCATTTCTTCTTTAAGCGCTTTAAGTCGCCGTTTCTTTTGTATTTGTTCTCTTTCTTCCGGTGACACATGACGTTCAACGTGCATACGCCCTAATCCATCGTGATAGATATCTATTTTATCTCCTGACTTGTGATCTTCATCTAGAACCCAAGTTTTTTTAAATAGTAACATGGTTTTCTCCTATGTTATGTTGTTAAAAATAAACCTCTAGTGCTTCTAGCCTATCAATGTGTACTGCCATTTTATCTAGCTCACCTTGAATAGCTTCCATAATATCTGAGTGTTCACCGATACCTGCTGGGTTAGCAAGGTATACTTCAATATTAGCTTTATGTAATTCAATATTACCTTCAGCGTGTTTCTCAATTGCTTTTCTTATAATTCCTTCGATCATTGTTATCCTCCACAATCGGACACTTATACTTACGGTGTCTACTTTTCTGTATTCTTTTAAAGTCAAACCATTTTTTCTTTTTCATAAGTTGGGCTTTACCTACCCCTAGCAGCCCTGACTAGGTGAGGACAACGGTAGTTTACTGTAGAGTGAGTTTACTCAACTCCTCTTCTAACTCTTCGTCCGTGAGGTCAGAGGCATCTAGGTTTGTTTGTGTTACATCTTGACGAGATAATTTTGGTTGTTGATACTCAGCGAGTATACTAGCGACCTTTATAATCTGATCAGTGTCTCCCTCTTCCATAGCTTGTACTAACACATAGTTAAGTGCGTGTATAGCGTCCGGTGCCTCATCGCCTAGCTCTTTCATAGCGACAATAGTCTGCTTAGCTAGTTCTCTTTTTTCTTTATTCTTTTTTCTTACCTCAAGACCACGCTTACGCCACTCGTCTGCCATTTCAGAGTCTTTAATAGACACTAGGTTTTTTAGTCCGGGATGATCTGGATCACCTCTTATAGCCATTGTGTATTCTCCTGTTCAAACGAGCCTACTTTTTCTCGCCATGATACTTTATCATCTGTTAAACGATGTTGATGTGTTCTATAAGCTTCAAATGCTATAGCTAGTGCCATAACAGTGTCATCGAAGTTCCCTGCAAGGGCGTTCGTAGAACCATTATCGGCTGAAACATATGTGCGTAGCTCTTGAACTATTACGTCACTATTAATTTCTAAGTCATCTTCTTCAATTGCTCGTTTAAGGTTCCCTATTATCATAGGTTTCGTAGAGACCGTAGTCCTGAAACCGGGTTTACCACCTTCATCGTCTAGAAGACTTGCAGCTTTAGTCTGATAGTATAGATTTATGTAGTTCATTTGCTTAAGGCGGTTAAGCGTAGCTATACCTAGGCTATTACTCTCTACTGCTAGGAGTGCATTATTAAAGTATCTACCAAGATAGAATAGAATATCACCAAAATTACTAGGATCCGTGAAGTTATCTCTAAATAGCGCACAAATTTGCCTCTCTTTGTTCATTACTACAGCAGTACTGTAATCTTGGCCTACTCCTAGTGCGACATCTGCACCGATAATAAAACGATCTTCAAATCTAGGTGGAACCCATAGTTCTAGGTGGCCTTCTCTAGCATCTTCGAAGTAATTACTAGCAGTATCAAACTCTCTTATATAATCTGGTGCGTGTACTTGTATATTGTTTATTTTTTCTTGATCAAATACACTGTTTCCAGTAACTAAGAAAGCTTCTTCAGGACTGCTAGGGTATTCTTGCTTAAATTTGCGTTCCCCCGACTCTCCTATCTTAAGTCTGCGCCAATACAACTGATCGTTGTCTAGTTCGTATTGTTCTTTTAAAGATTCTTCCTCGTTTAGGAGTTCCATGTCTACTGGTGCAGTCCTTCTGTACTCAGGAGTGATAAACCAAGGTAGAAAAATGGGGATATACTCGTTTTCTCCGCGCATTGCGCCTTGATATAGACGATAAAACTCCCCTGATGCACCATTAGCGGTACTTTCTAGGATTACCTCTGTTCCCACTTCTTGTGAGATACCCTGGAATAGTCCAGCAAGTATCTGTTCATCAAACTGCCAGAAGCCAACCTCTGATAAGTGTGCAATGGTGGGGGTAGTTCCTCGTCCTGCTTCTTTAGCACCTGCCGTATACAATCTGTAACCACTTTTGTTATGTTCAAATAAAATTTCTTTGGCATTAGACTTGTTTAGCGCGGGTGGCTCCTCCATATTATCGATAATATTACGCGACATATTAAAAAGAGCATCACTGGTAGCACTATCATGTGCCATAACCAC